AGGGCATCGGCCTTGAACGCGCCCGACGCGATGAGGTCGCGGCGTTCCTTCTCGGTTAGCTTGGACCACCAACGGCGGTATTCTTTTGAGATATTGCCGGGCAAGGTATCGTCACATTTAAAACAATATTAAGGCGGGTCAAATGAGAGTTAGATTGAGGTAGAGGCCGATGCCCGCGTCGAAACGGACAAACCCTTTGGTTGTTAGGCGACGGCGGAGGGAGTCGGGTTGATAGGGTTTGCGGCCCTTGGGTCGGACGACTTGGGCGGCGAGGGCGGTCGTTAGTTGTCGGAATTCGGTCGGGGTCATTTGGGCCGGGAAGTCGGACGCGACGATTTGGCGAAGGTTGTCGTTGCGTTGTTGCTTTGCCTTGGACGCGGCGGTCGTCGCGGCGCGTCGGATTGTTTCCATACGGTCGGGGTCGTCGGTCCAAAGTCGTTGCCAATGGGCGAGTCGTTGGAGGCGGAGGAAATGCCCGCGTCGGTATTTGAGGGGTCGGGATGGGTTAGCCATTTCGGTAAACTATATTTAACCCCCAAGAGGTTGGTTGCGGAGGCAATACGACCCCCCCGTAAGGGTGGGGGATGTATTGTTATACCCCTTTAGGGGTATATACGGAACTTCCGAGGGATATTCCGAGGGAACTTCCGAGGGGGTAAAGGCGAGGGGGCGGGAATCCATTTGAGGGGGCGGTTGAGGGGAAGGGTCGGACCCCCTCTCACCAAGGCCGTGGCGACCCCTTGGCGGGGCGGGAATGGGGGGTCCCTTGGGGGGACGACTCCGCTTGCGCGGTATATTCCCAAGCGATGACCCCTTCTTGGCGGGAATGTCGGATAAGGATTTCGCCTTTAAAGTCGCCGTGAATATCTTTGAGGCCCGCGCGGGAACGGCGTTTGGTTAGGATGAATTTATAAACGGGTTCGTCGCCGGGGCATCGGACGAGGGCGGCACATTCGCGGGAGTAATTAACCCATTCCGCCGACCCCGCCCCGGTATAGGCAAGGGCCGCGTTGGTTTGTCCCTCCGTCTCGGACGCGGGCTTCGGTTTCGCCGTATGATGCATAAAAACAAGGATGCATCCCGTTTCGCGGAGGACGGGGTCGATTTGGTGGCGGAGGAATTCCGAGGTCGCCGCTTGGTCCGCAATCTCGAATCCCGCATACGAAAGAAGGGGGTCGCAATAGAGAATCGACGCGGAATGTTTAACGATTAGGTCCTTAATGAAGGGGGCAAACCGCGGGCCAATGGCGGACCCGTTGCGAACGATGGTAAGGTTTTGGTCGAGGAGCTCGATTTCCGATATCGTAAGCTTCGCGCCGTTGACGGCCCCTTGATATGCTTCCGCGACATCGCCGAAGTCGTTTTCCGCTTGGACGATGACCGACCGCAAGGGTTCCTTTGGTTTGATTCCAAACGCGTCCTTACCAACCGCCCAACGGATTGCGAATTGGGTCATTAGGGACGACTTCCCCGTCCCCGAATTCCCGACAATCATAAGGGAGCCGCCTTTGCATAGCCAACGACGACCGAGGACGCAATTTGGGTCGTTGTCGGGGTCGAACGCGCGGAGGTCGGCGGGCGAGAAGGTTTCGGTCCCATCGCCGGGCGGCGGGGAAATTGGTTCGGGCATTGGGGCGGATTGGTTGGAAGGTTATTCCTTCTTGAATGTATGGTTCAAGGATTCCTTGGCCCATTTCTTGTCGAATTGCTCAAGGGCAACCTCGACGGAATCCTTTGGGCAATCCTCAAAAATTCTGACATACTCCTTTTGCTCTCGGACCGCATCGGCAAGGGCTTTAGCGGCTTTAAATAAATTTGAGCTCATAGGCCGCACATCCCTTCGCACTCGGATTGGAAGTCGATTGTTTGTTGGCCCTTGTCCTCCTCCGAGTCAAAATCGATTTCGCGAAGGGGCTTTCGTTCGTCGTTGATATAAACGGTCATCCTCATTCCGCCGCGGTTTTCATTCCAAAGTGCGCGCAAGGTTTCGTCGAATTCAACGGCCTTCGCAAAGTGTTCGGGGTCGTCGTTCCGCATCCTGCGCCATTCCTCGCGCGAATGGAACGGGCAATAATAACAAGCGGACCGAGGCGGTTCGGGAAAACCATTCCTTGTCATCCATTCAATACAATGCCCACGGGTCATTCGCTTTTCGACAAGGGGCCAACGATGTTGAGTCCAAGGCTTTCCGGGGAGCTTCATTCGTTGCATTTCGTCATAAGAAATGCCAATCCATTGGGTAACAACGGGGAGCTTGTCGGACTTGGATACCTTGCAACGGCGTTTGATTTCGGCGACGATTGGTTGGACCTTATAATCCGCGGTGCAGGAACGCCCCAGCATACCCGAAAACTCGCCCTTATCGGAAATACCAAAGGCGGGGATAATCCGCTTAAGGTAACTTACATCCCCATACTTTAGGCTTTTCTTAAATCGGACCTTTAACGAGTCGTCGGTAAGGTTGCCCTTGGTTACGCGAATTACGGGGAAAGGTAATTGGGTTTCGAGCCAATCGAGCCAACGGTAAACCGATGTCGGTTCCGCTTGGGTATCCGCAAAAACCGCAAAGTCGGGCATTGGTCCGACCTCGCCCTTCGCCGCCATAAGCGCAAGGCACGAGGATTGAACCCCCGCGCCAAGGTTTAGGACGGTGTATTTAGTTGGGGGCGGCGGTTCAAAAAACGAATTTGCCATTAAGCGCGGGGGGCAAATTTGGCGTAACGGGAATTCGCGGCGCGCGTGATTTCGGAACGAGCTTCCTTGGCGACATCGAGATTACGCTTGGCGACCTCGACAAACATAAGGGCCGTGTCCTTTTCGGACGCGCGACGGTCGGGGATGGAATGGTATTCGTCGAGGGCGGCGATATAGGCGAGGTTAAGGGACTTGAGGGAGGCGGGTTTCATTGGGAGGGCGGGTTGGTAGGGACATAAGGACGGAAGGCGGGTCGACTGTCAACAACCTTTATTCCTGCGGATTGGGGGGCCGTAAAGGGCCATTAGGCGACGGCGACCATTGGTAACAATGCGGAGGTTAAGGCGGACGAGGATACCCGCCTCCAAAGCGACGCGGATATACCGTTTAGTATTAGTCCGGGTATATTTCCATTTCGCGGACCATTGGTCCTCGGTTAGATATCCCTTGGGGACGGGTTCGACGGCCTTGTTAATCTCGCCGATGATTAGGGCGAGGGTCGCGTCGGATAGGATACGCGCGCGGAGCTTCACCGGGGGGAGAAGGTTTTAAAGTCCGAAGGCCAAGTCCAACGGCCCGAGGTCGGTTCGACGATAAAGACTTTCCAATCGTCGCCGTCGACCCATCCCGCGACGAACGCGTTTGAATGACGGGCGGTCGCGAGGCGGGTCGCGGAATAATCCATCGAGTCGTTAAGGCCCAACCAACCCGCGGAGAAAGCGGCCCCGCCCCCTTCCCGGCGGAGGGCGACTTGCTCGACCGCGTGGGTATGCCCGTGAATTAAGGCCCCGCCGCGGGCGGCGTAATGTAAGCCCATTTCCTTTGTTGCGCCGAGTCCGAACGAATATCCGTGAACGGCGGCGACTTGCCCGCGGTCGCCTAGGCGGTAAACCCCTTTCTTTGCGTTATAGGGGAGGATTACCTTGGCCCCGCATTTACGCGCGTGGGCATTAACCTTGTCCTTAATGCTTTCGCAAGCTTCGCGGAACATCGCCGACCCCGACGAACGGATATGGGAGTCGAGGCGGGCCTCGTGATTGCCCCAAAGGTATACCGTCGGTCGGTAACGGGCAAAAAAATCAAATCCCGCGGCGAGGTCCTCGTTAAGCGATTCGTTGTTCTCGGTATCGTCTTTGCCTTTACGGAGGGACCGAAAATCGAAGTGGTCGCCCCCGGCGATGCGGACTGTCGGGCGGAAGTCGCGGCAAAACTCATACAACGCGGAAAGGGCCTTGGGGTCGGCGCAATCGCCGTGAGAGTCCGAGGCAAATACGAACCGCGTTGGTTTGCTCATTTGGTAGGATAGAGGTCGTCCTCGCCTTGCATCGGTTCCCATTGGAAAAGGGAATACGGACCGCGGCCCCCGATGCGAGGGATTGAGGAGTTTGCCGGGAAGGAATAACCCATCGCCATTATATCCGCGGGAGTCGTTCCCATCATTTCCGCCGCGTCGTTTAGGCCGATGCCAAGGCGGAGGGCCTCGTCGAGCTGAACGCGAGGGTC